TTAACAGCTCCCAAAAAAGCCATAGTGAATTTTATCGTATTCGTTCCATAAAGAGCGATGTATGGAATAAGCTCAGGAGTAAGCGTGATAAGCTCGGTGACGATGTTGGTGGATTGCAAGTTGGTCAGCCCGCCGCCATTGCCGGAAGCGATGGTCAAATTGTAAGCCGTCCCATTCGTCGCCGCCACATACGCGCCGGAGTTCGTCGCGGCGATGGTCAGGTTGGCAAGGTCGGTTTTGAGCGCGAACTGATTGGAGAGGCCGAGGAGCACGGTGGGCGCGGGCGCGTATCTCGGGTTTACGGCGCCCCAGTTGCCAATTGGCGCTAGCGCGTTGTCGTTGGTGTAGTAGATGCCTTCCTCGCCGTAGAACGCCCACGTGCCATTCGGAACGGCATTAGAGTAGAGGTAGAAGGTGCCGTTGGTGTAGACTACCCCTGCTTGGAAGTTATAGATACCGTTCGCCCCGGCTACACCCGCCCCGCTAACCACATATGCTGCGTTTGCGCTCATGGCCTGTCCCAAAGAGGTGCCAAGACCGGCAATATTAGTGGCTTGTAGGTTGGCGAGCCCGCCTCCGTTGCCGGAAAAATAGGCTGCTGTGTTTGTGCCGGCTATTAGCAAATTTCCTGACCCGATTGTAACACGAAAAGGAAAATATTGTGTGTTCCCGGGCGCACCATCCACGCTAGTTGTAATATTTACTTGATTAATGCCTGACTTCCAATACTCATCAAAATGATACGTCGCATTGACTGCATTCACGGATGCTGAAAGCGTCCAACGTCCTTCATAGATTCCTTGCCAATCCCACTTCAATGCGCATCCATTATGGTTTGTTGCCACTTGATAGACACCAGATTCCGTGTATTCCGTGTAGCTATAATAGTAAGTGCCCGCATAAAACTGGGCATCAGGCCCAGTCACTGTGGCTGGATAGTCAATATATTGATTGACCGCGAGCGTTCCATATACCACACCATTCGTCGCCGCCACATACGCGGTCGGATTGGTCGCGGCAATGGTCAGGCTGGCTAAGTCGGCCTTGAGTGCATTAGTAGTAACAAAGGCATTTGTTCCAACAAAAGATGCTGCATTAGAATAGGCAGCTGAGCCAAGGCCAACGATATTAGTCGATTGAAGATTGGTTAGTCCAGCACCATTGTAGACGATTATCCTATTCGTATCAGTAATGACCTGAAGTACAATATTAGATACGTAAAGATTTGCATTTACCGTATTATTTGTTGTATATGGAGATTGCGTAATAGGATTATTACCAGCATATACAATACTGGTAATAAGCAGGCAAAATAGAACTGCAGCAAAATAAAATTTTTTCATACCAGTTGTTTCCAAATACCACTGACAGCAATCCAAAGTGTAGAATCGGTATCATTGACATACATTGCGCCAGCAACAGGAGGCAATTCCAATTCAATTGGAGTACCATTTCCATGCTGAGCTTTAGCATAAATTCCTCCAGTTGCAACTTGCACATTTGCAATGTTTATATTACTGATAGATTTAACTTTAGCTTGTATTGGCATATTATAATATATTTATTTCACTCGGATTCTAATTTCCCAGTCCGTGCAGTCCATACATCTGCGACCGACAACGACAAAATGGAAATTGCTAATCGTGACCTGTGGATAAATGTCTCCCGCCATACCAATGCCAGCATCGAATAAGCCCTGCATCACAATAGGCGGAATGGTCAGTGTTTCATCAGGAGCTTGTGTCTCTATTCGAGTGACTAGAACAGTCCCATTGGTGCTAGTCACGGTATTATTGACGACACTCGGTACGTAACTAATATGAATGTTATAATTCGTATCACTCGGCACAATAGAAAGAGCTTGCAGGTTTGTGCTTGTAACGCGAGTTGCAGTTGAGATGCCACCAGCACGAGCCGCATCAAACACCGCATCCAATTGCTCTGCAGTAATGACTTTTTCAGCAAAGCGCTCGACAAGAACATTAGCAAAGGTGGTTGCCGCCACGATTAAAGTTAATCCAAAGATAAAATTTTTCATTTTCATATTTTTATGGTCTACCGTCACTAATTAGATTGGTCTTGGAGCTGGTGACCCAATAAAGCACGCTATTGGAGTTCCAGAGCCAACCGCCAGTGCCGATTGGATTCGGGCAAATAGCGTTGGTATTGATGTAAATTGATTGAGCGGCAAAGTTTGTAAGATTGTTCGCACTGGTGCCCACAGCAGAGATAATCATGCCGTTTACGCCACCGAGGCTATTCGTTCCCATAATGCCGCCAGTGGAAGCATCGCCCGCGGTATCGGTTGGACTCCAACCAATTATATCTCCACGGCGCAAACCAATCACTCGCTTACCCGTGACGGAATACGGATAAATCGTGCCAGTGAACATATACCAAGTGCGATTACCATCACCCCAGAAATACTCTTTGTTCAAACCTGAATAAAAATTAGCGGCTTGTACTCCTCGCGGACTAAATGTCGCCGAGCCACCTGTGACGGGAGATTGCCCCACACTAAAAACGGTGGTGTTGGTAGCCGAAACCTGTAACCGCAATACAATATTACTTTGAAACATTGTGCCATTAGTGCCTTCGTTTTCAAAATAAGTATAAAGTGAATCACCGGCAGCATATTCACTCCATCGATTCGTGCTGGTGCCGTTCTGATTGACTTTCCAGATATAACCTGCGCTGCCTTGATACAAAGGCGGATTGACAGCATTATGAGTGAACGGTTGTGAAAATGTCGTTGGATTATTGATGGCATTTGTTACCGTGGTGCTCGACTTGGTAGCAAAGCTATCAATCGTATTTGTGCCTTCTAGCCATGCGTTTGTCAGGATTGAACCAACCCCGATACGGGTGCTACCGACGAAAGTGGAGTTCGATCCCAAGCCATTCGTTTTGGTGAAGGCATAGAGTGGAACTTTGATTTCCAGATTCTTCCGGTCAAGCAGGTGTTGAAGCGAGGCAAATCCTAAGTCCGCGCTCGCCAGCATCGCGCCATACATATCGCCCTTGAAATTGCCGTGGACGCCCGCCTCGGTCATATCGGCTTGATCCATGTTCGTCCAGTTCAGGAAAATTCGATTGTAGTCCAGATAGCCAAAATTGTATTTCTTGGCGAAGTTCCATGTTGCCAAGTTTTGTTCCGTGTAGTCTTCCAATCGATCATTATGCGTCCCAATAAAGCACCAATTTAGTTTCGGACTGGCATTTGTCCATAATATGCGCGCAGCTTCCAACGAATTTGAATAGGCAGTGACATATCCAGGAGGATTGCCTTCCTTCCATTCACTGAAGGCAAGGTCAAGATCAAGCGAAGCGTAGATGTTGGAGAACACATTGGGTAAGCAGTTCGTTCCCTCGTAGAGACTTCCACCGCCCCGCTTGGTCATCCATAAGCCTAAGCCGGATTGATTGGTGTTGGCGAAAGACGCGCCGACCAATCGCACCAATGATGTGGAAGTGTTACTGACCACAAGATTCCATGCCGTAAAGTTAGTCGCATAGAAATTCGTCCAGTAGGCGTTAGTGATACTCACCCCACTCGCATTAATACTGCCAAGTTTGTAGTAGGGCGAACCATTGCCATATTGCTGGGCATAAACATCCGCCGTGCCACCGCCCGGCTCGGTTAGGGTGCAAACCGATAGCACTTGTCCGTTCCACCATGGAGTTCCTTGCATGAATACCGGGCCAGGATAGAATCGTGCCGTAGTGCCTGGCGGGAGGTAGGTAAGTTGGCCATTGATAACAATGTTGTAATTGGTGTCCGTAGCGAACGCGCCACCACGATTACCGCCACTACCATAGGCCAATCCATTGCCACCGAGTTCGCCTTGAATACCAGTACCATCCATCGAAACCGCATCTAAGCCGACGGCGGAAATAGGAAGCACATTGGTCAGTTGAAACATCAACGCCCAAGACTTTGTATTTGCCATACTGTCCCCAGTAAACATCACATTAGCAAAAATACCATTTGTTCCCATGTAAATTCCATCATAAGCCTTTGAAAAAAACTTTCGCCAATGCCATGCGACATTTGGCTTATCAGGCCAGTTCAGCGTCCCGTTGGTGGTGGAGATACTATTGGTTAGCGTACCAGTGAGTAGCGAGCCATTTCCAACAAAATAGCCTGCCGTATTGGTGCCTATGAGAGTGAGATTGCCACCGACAATATTAGTAGATTGTACGTTGGTCAGTCCACCACCATTGCCAGAAGAGATAGTTAAATTTTCAGCCACTCCATTTGTCGCCGCGAGCAATCCATTAGTCACAGTAGCCGTCACAAAGTTGCTACCAGTTTGCAAGCCAGTCAAGGTCGCTTGAAATAGCGCATTGGTGGTAACAAAGGCATTTGTACCGACAAAGGCCGATGAATTGGAATAGGCTGCAGTGCCTAAGCTAACGCTAAGATTAGTAAACTCTATCAATCCAGCACGGGCATAATTACTTACGTCAGAGGTATAATTACTAGCAGTCAACCATACGGTATTAGTAGTCGTATCAAGAGTGGCAAATGGAACATAATTAGACGACACTAAGCGTGAGACCGTTGTGAAGTTACTGTCGGTTTGCAATCCGGTTAGAGTTGCTTGGAACACCGTGTTACTCTGTCCTTGCCAGACAAAACGATTAGTAAGATCGATCAGTCCTGTTCGCGCATAGTTAGAGGTCACAAGGTTCGCATTGCTAACCACGGTAAGGCTGTTAGAAAGCGAAATGACGGATTGTCCTGTATTCCAGTCGGCATTACTTAACACTAACCAGAGTGTATTAGTGGCTATGCTAAAGTTATTGGTGGTGACAAGGTGACTGGTATTAGTACCAATCCCGGTTTCAGTAGCATTGATCTTTCCAGCAATTTCCGTAGTATTGGTATAAATTGCCGTGCCTATATTTGTGCCACCGCCACCTGCAATTAGCGAATTTATTTGACTGATCGAATAGACACTCAGACCTGCTCGAGCCGTTGTAGGATTTGTTGTAGTAGTCCATGGCGTTGCCACAACTGGATTGGTACCATATGCCCATCCTTGAATCAAAGATAGGCAGAAGATAAAAAGAAACAGCAATGGTATTTTTCTCATACTGAGTATTTATTCGCATTAAAGCTGAACAAATGATTGCCATCCAGTAGAACCATTTCCTGTTATCTTAAAATATAGAGTACCATTGGTAGTATCAATATATGAATATCCTGGAGAAGCAGAAACTATTCCTTCAGGTGAACCTGCGCCAAATAAGCGATGTATCACTGGCGGTGGAGCAATATTTGTTGACGTTGCGCCTGGCGTGAATTCAATCTGACCTTCAATGACTCGAATAGTATTAGCCTCATCTGTGTCATTTTCATTATTCATTTCAATGTCATACACGTATCGTCCTGGTTTGACATATCGAGTGATATTTGCTGGCAATGAGATGATAATCTGCCCGGTACTGGCATTCATTATCTCGCATATGAAATCTCCACTGGCCGTCGAAGAAGTGTAGTTCTTTCTGAATTGACCACGAAATGATTGACCAGTCAGATTCAACGGCTCGCCATTCGAATCAACCAAATCAATGATTGCATTGAATGCGGATCCTTGATCTGCAATAAGATTGGAGATGATGGCCATATTATGCTATTTTACTTAGCGTAGTCAGACTTCCCATATAAAATCGATTATCTGTCTGTGTAGATGCGTTTATAGTTAAAGTTACTTCTGTTGGTGATGTAATTGTGAAAGTTGATGCACTAATATAGGAACCGTATACATTACGGCCATATCCAGCACCTCCGTTACGGTAGAGAGACACATATGTTGATACGGTCTTTAGTCCTCCAGCTTGCGCTGTTTGAGTAAACGTACCGTTGCCGCCGACGCCGTCTTCAAATCGATATCTAGAATCTAGGCTTAATTGCCATGTTCCTATGGCTAACTTAACTTTCATTGAGATTGCGTTAGTACTACCCGCCGACATGGCCAAAATATATTGAGGTGGATATCCAGCAGTAAGTCCAATCAATTTAGTAAGATCTTCAGCAAGATTATTGATCTTCTGTCTCTGAATCTCAAAGGTATCGCTTTGTAAAACTGGTGGTAAAAGAGTAGCCATGATGATTATTTATTAGAATTGTGTTACGATCGTAAGCGCCGTTATTTGCCCAGGAGTCTGAATGATAGGATTGCGATTTTGTACAAAAATCACTTCACCGGTTCCAGATTCATATTCATCAGAACCATATGTTCCAGCTGGAGTTATAGAAACTGAGCTGATTGTTGAAGTGGATGAATTTAAGCTTGAATAATTGCCACTCGCCAAACGTATTCCAAATGTAGCTCCTACTGAAGCAGCCGTAATTGGTTTTGGATTCAATGGCATATAATCTGATCCTGATCCCACCGTACTACTATTCTGATGATAATACACGGTAGTTTTACTCGTCGGAATATTAGCATTGATAAAATCAATATATCCATTGGCACCATTTTCAGTGCCAGAAGTAACTTCAATGACATCTCCTTCAGTTGCAGATATTGACGCCGTATTCAGAATGATGTATTTTAAGCATCGTGTGGTAACAATCGAACCGGTTGATGCGGAAATAAAAACAACTGGATTCCGAATCAATGATACCTGACGAATAGTGTTCTTAGAAGGTACGTCGGCCGCTCCTGGATAGACCGAATCATATGAAAATTTAGCATGATATCCGGAATAGAATGCCGGAAGATCATTTCCGACATCATATCCAAATCCTTCCTTTGGAGCTATACGAGGAAGAATGATTGCTTTAGAACCATTTCCAGAAGTAAATTTAACATTTCCAAATTGATAATTGGCTCCAGATACGGAAATATTCACGGAACGAATAGCGCCATTAGATTGTTCAATGTTTGTTACGGTGCCAGATGCGGTAGTAGTGCCATCTCCAATGATATTAAAAGTATCACCGACTTTATAGCCGGTTCCACCATATGCAACTCGGCATGAATAGATCGCGCCAGACGAAGACATGGGTGTTGAAATCGTAGAAGATGTGCCAGTTGTAGTGGAACGGCGGTATATCTTAAAAAATCGATTCGAATCAAGAGTCGATATGGTATTGACACTTGAAGTCAAACCCAATTTCGTTAGAGTCTCTTGAGTATCCAATCCCAAATCTGATACATAGACCCATCGATATCCATCTGTCGATGCACTACCAACCGTTCCAAGTACGGTAGCATTAGTACTAGGTTCAACGGTTGATGTTTTTGGAGTGGGACTCAGTTCATATCCAGAAGCAACACAAACATAGACTCGAGTCTGTGTTCCAACCGTATGAGTCACATAACATGGATAGACCGTCGATTTGTTATCTGGTGTAGTTGTCGGCTCAAAGCAGCTGGAATCCGTAGAATCCCATGCTTTGTAATAATTGCCATTACTCCATGTATATCGTGGAAGCACATATCCAGCATTGCCATATATGGTAGAACTTCCAGTAAATGTATTTACGGATATTTTTTGTAATGCAATCAGATTATTTCTAACTTCACTTTCCGTATATCGTGTCGGAACCGGAGATGCAGGATAACTATCCGAGCCTTCAAATGGACCATTATATGGATTGGATTTTCCAATACCGATATAATACTGCGAGGTAAATGAGATCCGCGCCGCACTGAGCGTACCGATTGGTGCTGGATAGACCGTAAAGCTATTGGTTGATATTGAAGTGACTATGGTCGGCGATGATAGCGATGCTGTACCAGTACCAGCTGATAATGTACATAGCATTCCAACTTTGAAATTTGAAGGAGGAGGTTGGTGTAAGGGTCCTGGATATATTGTATAGCCGGTTCCAGAAGATGTACAATTGAATAATGTCACCTCGGGAAGAACCATGTCATTCAAGGCATCGGTGACGTGGTTCTTTCTAAATTGATGTGTAATGATCGCTGACATTGTCTATATTATTTATTTATGCTGAATTTGAAAACCAGTATTACGGTTCAATCTCTAGTGTATCTGTTAAGGCCGTAAATCCTGTATTTGATTTATCAAGATCGATGACTTGACCATAGAAATTGACCGTTGAACCGGCACTAATAGAAGCCGTAGTTACATTTGAAATCAACATGGTTAATACTGGATTTGAAAAATTGATTTTTCCATATCCAGTATTATTAGCTATTGATGAAAGTTCAATAAAAGGAGGACGGCTTAAGGTTATTATAGGCAGAGGAAAGCCCCAACCATTATCACCCCAGCCTAAATAATCCGATATACAAATTCCTATTGTTCCACCTGGATGCCAAAAATAAGCATACTTATTATTCTGAAATGCCGCAAACTCAGCAAAAACATTTCGTTCACCATCGCCGGGCTGATAGGACTCGATTGTTACTATATTATTATTATAGTCAACGATAAGTGGTGGTTGATTCCCGTCACGACTCGCACCGTTACATCTAATACCTGTATTTGCAGTAAAACTACTACGTTGATTAAACGCTCCACCTTGATAAGTCACTTTATACCAACCGGCAGAATATGATTTTCCGCCACCAAAATAAGATACACGGTCATCGTATGGATACCAATCTTGTACGGTAGTTCCAGGTTCTACAGTGGTAAAAATAATAACACTATTATTTGTTGAGCCAATGTTGCCGCTAGGAAGAGCACTAGTCCAAGTAGCACCATTTGATTTTTTCAAAACTATTGTCGAGCTCGCCGAAACCATTGATGAAACTGATATATGATACCCATCTGATTGTTTATAGTTATTATTTACTCCATCACCACCAGTACTTACATATATCGGTACAGCTCCATTATTCCATAAGTTAAATAAATTATTAAATACATTAATACCAGCAGTAGATGTTGTATTGATCTGACTATTCGAAACCTTAATCGCCATTTCTGTATTACCGTTTTGCAAAGCACTAGTTGTGATCCATGTACAAATTACGGTCGGTTGTGGTAAAGATAATGATGAAATTGACGAAACTGTCCCATCGGATGCAAATAGTTGTTTATTCGAATCGAATGCGCTGCCTACAATAACATTTGATGAACTGACTATAGATGAATTAGTATAGAAAAACGAATTTGAACCACTATATGCCCATCCTACGATCGATTCATATGATTTATTTGATTTTTTAATATTTTTAATATACGTTTTGGACGCAGTCGTAATAGCGCCAGAACAAGATACGAATAATCCAGGAATTACATTGGAACTCAATGTGTAAAAATCCAAACTTGTTGTTCCAATACTGGCGGTACTGTAAATCTGCGATGATAATGTCGAATATGATACTCCGGAAACTTTCGTTGAATCTGCTATAGCCGAAGAGCTGGTTATATTCTTGATCGCACTTTCATTAGTCACTATGCTAATGCCACCTGGTGATGTCAAATAATCATAGCTCAGCGAATTCATTCTGAATGTGATCGAAAGATTCGACTGAGTCAGAGATGAACCTGATATGATATTTGTCAATCCGACATTATTCGTCTGAACCAATGTCACTATATCATTACTAACATCGATCGATGATACTGTAACAGTCGACGTCGATGAGATTGTCGCTAGATTGGCTCCTGTGACAACCGCACCAACTTGCAAATGATCAGAATTATTAAATTGAGTTATAAGATTTGGAATCTTTACGATTGCTTTACCAGAGGAAGGTACAGCATCCAATCGAAAGTGCGGTCCGGCATAGGCTGATGAACCACCGATAGCACCGATAACGTTATCAGAAAAGTTTACGCCGGTATCTCCAATACAAAATCCTAAAGCACCACCAGGATGATAAAATTCGAATGTTGTTCCTATATTTGCTATTTCAAAACCTGATTGTGAAGTTGAGGTGAAATAGTAAGGCCCAGGTGGTATTGCTGAGACAGTTATAGCGCCATCAGATGTGGTTGAAATATTTTGTACATCGGCTATTGGAAAAACAGTATTACCCCAACGCCATAATAAACCGTTGATGGGCACATTAAAGGTATACAAAGTATAAACACCACCCAAATAAGTAAGTCGATACTGTCCTGCTTCAAAAGAACGTTTTCCATTAAACCAAATTGACTTACCACCATAAAGTGGTGTCGTATTATTAAAATCGTTCTGCCCAGTTTTATAAGTGAGCGGAGTAGTTGAAATTATTGTAGTTCCTGCAACATTAACTTGACTTATACTAGTAATACCTGCTATCATCGTCTCGGTCGACAACGTTGTCGCAGACGTTGGCAGCTGATTTCCATATAATCCTAATGCATTTCCAGGATTGATTCTATATTTCAAAAATGCTCCGATATTCGACCAATCCGCATAGGTATAATCGATTGTATTCTGAAACGCCTGATTATAGTTGTTCACTGCATCGATTATCGTATAACCAGATGTAGTACCACCAAACTCTTGGAGTGGAGTTTGATCTAAAAACCAAAGTGAATTTTGATAGTCTCTTCGTGCGCATATCATTCGACTATCAGATATTCCAGTATCGGCTACAATGATATTGCGATCAGTTGCGGCAGTTTTTCCAATCGGATCAACAATATACTTAAATCCGACCGGATGAACCAGAGTCTTATATGCACGCGCAAAATCAGACTCTGGAATAGACGTTTGAATTACATATGTAAAAGGCAACCAAGCTTGCTTTGGTGTTCTGGTATATTTTACATCAGACAATGAAATTTCGACAGATGCATCAATGCTTTGTGCAGTACATCCAGATGTTAATAGCCATTCACCAATAAAAGAATACATCAGTTCATCCGTAATGATCGGATAATCTGATATATCAAATACGTTGATAGTATCATTATAGAGAAGCCTAAAAAAGCTATACACGGAATTCCGAGAACCCCGTGTGTTATAGAAATATTTGACGATTTTTTGATATAGACTTGCCCGATAGGTGGCCAATTGTATATCATTCAGCTTTTTATAAAAATCCGTACGATCTGACGACATGTATGTCGGAATCGGAATATGCGGAGCCACGGCAGTCTGAATATGTGGCAAATAATCCAGATTGACCTGATCAATATCAAGCTCAGCCAAAATGGAATGAATAATATTTGACGGTCCAGAAGAATTCTTTCCACTCAAAACCGTAGTGGTAGGCCGTGCCGTATTTGCCGTGGTCAATTCGGCCGCATTCATGAACTTATAGTATTCCTCAAGAAGAATAAGGAAATTATTTGCTCCAGAACGTATCTGATCTGGAACTAGTTCAGCCGATCGCGGCGCCTCTAGATTACGAGGCTGTGTATCATTGATTCCTAATGTGGATGTCATGATGGATCACGTGGGAAAGTTGTATAAGAAGTATTTCCTATCACTCCAATGTCAATCGTACCTGTTACATTCTTTGAAACGATGTTCAACAGCTGCTGACGATTGGGAGAAATATCATTTGATGCAGGCCTAGAAAAGATGTCAATCGTAGAAGCCGACGTTATGTCAATACATGAGCGAATAATCATGAATTGCGAAGAATTATCGCACGCTGAAGGAAAGGCGCTTTCTACGGTTATAGTATCAGTACTATTAGATGATATGACCTTCTTTTGTTGATAATTGACACCACCCGTAATATAGATCACACAATTCTTAAATTGATTTGTAAGAAAGTTGATTGAAGATGTATTTGTACCATCATCGCGTTTTATAGATGCAACTTTAATATCAGTAGTCGTATTACCACTTGAAGCGGCCGCACCAGTTATGTACCGATACATTTCAAGCTTTCCAGTATCTGGATATAATGTGCCAATATGAATGTCCGTGCCAGTTGAACTAAATTTAGGATCTGAGACAGGCACAGTAGCAACGTTAGGCGACATGAATAGACGCCGTGAAGTAGTCGAAAGCGGATCATCCGCATCTTTCACATAATATGTTCCATCAGGTGGAGTAACATATACCTCTGCAGAAGCAGTAGCAGTAGTACTAATATTTCCAGTCAATGTAATTACACTCACCGTACCGGTGTTATTGATTGAAGAAATCGAAATCGGCGAAGTGGTATATCCGGCTACTGAAGAAGTAACCACCGCATTACGAACCAAATATGCATTGGTTAAATTATATCCAACAGAAGAACTGGTCGATGTGCCAGGACTCGATAGAATCGTCATCGATGTGGTATTTGCACTCCAAGTAGCCGTCATAATCACAGATTTCTGTGATGGCATAATAACTCCCATTGATGCGGTATTCAAATAGAATCCAGATGACGATACCATTGAATTAGCCTGATCTACAGATCCAAAAAGCTTATTGCCAAATGATGTGACCAATCCATTTGGAATGCTGGCTATACCTTTATCAACAACATCAAGATTTGCAGTCAATGGATTGATGCTGTATGTCTTATAGAATGACACTTGAATATCCGAATTTAATATCGCCGGATTTGTATTATCAATATTGGTTAGTAGATTCGAATGACGAAATATACCAGTAAAACTATTAAGAGACGTATTGTTATATGCGTTAATAGTGTTCTCAACATCCGTTATCAATTCAGATGCAGATTTGCTTGTCAGATTTGGATCATATCTAAAATTGACATTCAAGGCTACTTTAATTGTATCCTTTGCGATAATCTGAGGAGTCACGGACATGACTTTGTATTTCTTAAGAAATGAAAGTGCATCATTCTTATCGATACTGTCATTGACAAATGAAATGAAAACCTTACCTGCATATTGAGCCGCATTGATTGGATCAAATGGAACTTCATCTTCTCCACCCCATACGTTGACACCACCGTCTCCTATGGCATCATAATTATCTCTGAGAAGTGTAATATAATCATTGGCCGTGACGGCACGACGCTGTGTTATCAATGATGCTGGAGCATTCAATCGGATTGATTCGGTCGATTCAGGATTTTTACCTCCAGATGATTCGGATATCAATGTCACATTGACTTTATCAATAGGTACATTATTATTAGTATCGGTTGCCGAATCAGCAAACTGAAAATCCGTTATTCCATTGGCCAATGGGCCTTCAGTGGAATAGTATGTCAGCTTTACGATATTCAAGCTATTCAATGCTTTTCCAAGGACACCATCACCAAATTTGATTTCATATTTGCCTTGGCTGTTCAAAGACAGATAATAGATCTGAGATTCCGAATTGACGTTTGCCAGATCATTGAATCCGCTTGAAATATATGTCGTGATCGGAATGAAAACACTATAATTAGTATTGTCTACCGTATCATATACCAGAACCTTAAGAGTTGAAATATCCGCGGAAGGATCATCAATCACAAACTTTTGACCTGCATAAGAATTGTCAACTTGATATGTCTGAGATCTAAGTATGCCTTGAATCAGATTCAAATTGCACGTATATCCGCTATTGCTCGAAGTTGCAATAGCTTTGGTATCCTGAGTATTGACAAACGTGAATGAGCCATTTGGAGAAGTACCGGTAAATTTACTTCCAATTTTGATTGTTATATCAGAACCAGCTGTTAAAGATTTCGAAGAGACAAATGAGGCCGAAACCTTAGCCGTTGCGGCCGTGATAGATGTTGGAATATAACCGAGCAATTTGGCCTGTGATATTACGGATGAGCGCAATTGCGCCGTATCAATAAAGCTTTCATTCAGATTCAAGTGAGCCAAAATTGCATTGTAATGTGTATTATAGGCCAAGACATCCAAGAGCATGTTTAAGCCAGAACCTTCAAAGTTCCAATCCTTGATCGGTGAATCCTGACGAGTGAAATAGGCCTTCATATTGGCCTTGATCTGATCCGCATCAAGTTCTGTTACATTCAAAAGTGGTTGTGCCATATCGTTCTAAATTTAATTTATATGCTTATTAGCGAATTCTTTCCAGATAAAAATTGACTTCCGTCTCAATATTCAATTGAATAACATTGAAATTGATCGTGATCGCATATGAATTTATATCGGCCTGATCGATCACATTGACTACAGATACATTGACTCGAGGTTCATATTGAGCAATCACACGCGTGATTTCTTTATTTATGGCCATTGCCGTATATGAATCCGCGTTTTCAAATAATAGAGCTCGAATGTTTGAGCCTTTATATGGATCAAATGGCACTTCATAGAAATTGGTCAAAACCAGATTGCGCACGGAATTTTTGACCGCTTCTATATCAATGACAGGATTGACATCCTTATTGAGAGGAGAGATGAAAGGATCACGCAAATCCAAATCCGAGTATTTCTGTACTGGAGCAACAATACGTGAATTTGGTGAATTGTAATCGGAATAGCTCATCGTTGAATCTATTTATAGCGTCAATTCAAATCGATTCGACTACCTTTAATGCGAATTTGATTACCGCAAATATTGATATTTCCAGAAGGATCAATTTCAATAAATGCTCCAGACTTATGCATAAATGATACGCGTTCTTTTCCAGGAGTATCATCATATTCAATCACATGCCCTGAGCGAGTCTTTAAGACTTGATTGTATGGATAGGTCGGAGCAATATATGAGCTTGGACTTACTGAAGAACCATATGTAGCCTTTGGTGTAGCCGTACCACTTATTGCCTCAGCCGGTATATCAGAACCAGTATTTCCAGGATATGTGCCGGATGGATCTGAGAACCCTTTGGCTTTATCAGGTTTACTTGCCGTCTTAGATGCTATCGAGCCAAGGATGATAGGATCCTGTGCTGAAGGACCATCGCGGAAGAAGCCAATAACCCATGTTCCAGGAACCATGCCAGTTGCGGATTGTCCAATGCCTTTCAAATTACCAGCACCAATTGTAGATGGCGAGGTAGTTGGAAGAAGACATAATGCCCAAGGCAATGAAGAGGTAGGAAGAAGACCACGATCGTCTGTATGATATCCGATACAACGAACTCTGACTCTTCCGAGTTGCATTGGATCCATCACATCTTCAATCACTCCATGAAACCAATAGAATCCTCCTCCATTGCTTGCAAAATCATCTTTGTGATGTGTAGCTATCATATTAAGAATTGTTTAGATCAAATGTAAACGAATCACGCTTGATGCGCATGCGGCAATGATATTCCTCGTCAAACTGATGAATGACCGATGTCACTAAGTATTTACCTGAAACCGTACGATCAAACAAATCATCATAATTTCCTTTCATCTTTGCTTTAAGCTTAGTAAACAATTTCAAATCGATTGCCTTAGGAATTTCCAGAATGATTTTGCGGCCGGGCCTTAGGCTAAAATCGCCAGCCACCTGAAGCTCATGTGTGATCGTATCGAGTGTTTCCGTAGTAGAATTATATGTTCCAAGGCGATTCACCATCATGTCATGATAGCTTTTGGCAGTTCCATTGATAGAATAAGCCAATGAATTGATAGGCAGATATTCCGTAAACGCATCATGAATCGTACCTATATCTCTGATATCTACATTAGAGGTATATGGAATGCCGTATTTTTTCGATAGAACCAGATTGGAATTTAATGTCGTTTTTGGATTGATTGAGTTATAGCTAAAAAGCTCATTTTTGATTGTCTTGGTGCACAGATCAAGCAATACAGATTTTGAAGCATATGCACCATTGCTTACGGTTGGAATGACTTTAGATAGTTTGAAATCTGATGTCAAATCAAATATACGGCTTATTTGCTCTTCAAAAAAGTCAGCCGTTCCTGGTGCATTTGCATATACCTTGGCATCACGATATGTTCTATAGGTCGGATTCTTTTTCTCATCAATCAGCGTAGTCAATGATTCCATGCGAATGCCATCAATCATCGATTCATACAGAAAGAATGGCCGGCTATTAAAATCATAGGCTCGGCGCAAAAGCCAATAGCACGAATCCAATGGATTCATGTATGGAAGAACCGCATTGACTCGATCGACCGTAGATTCAATGACGGATATTCTTTTTGGATCGACCAACAATTCGCTCTTCAAAAGCTTTTCAATTTCCGTTGAGATTGGAGCAACTACGGCCTTTGACAATCGTTTGAATGCGGATACGTAAGCCTGTTTTGAGACGGCCGTGATGGAATAGATCTGAGTATTTTGTTGACTATTATCACGACCAAATATGGGATATTCAGTCACATAGAACATCAGATCAATATTTGTCCAATCTGTTCTAGTAAAATCGTGTCTTCCAATCTTTACACGGATTGTTTCTTGCCCAACTAATTGATATTCTTCAATGAAATTGGCCGCATCTTTGATATTCAATTGCAAAATCATCGATGCCGTGTATAGACTTTCCGTGATTGTAAAATCAGCAACAATGTTTTGTATATCGGCCGTTTGACCTTTATGATTGGTCAGAACAATGCCATCAATGGTATATGATAAAGCCGTTAGTGCCTTATCCGTATTTGGCTTTACATTAGCGCGTATACTAGGCATTGATCAAATTCCTATATTGCTTGACAAACGCCCGTATATGAGTTGGATTGATAACGCGAATTGATGATCTTGTTTCATTCAATTGATTTTCATATTCAGCATAGGTCACCGGACGAATTCGATTAAGTGGTGCTATGATATCATGACAAACTTCAGTATTTCCACCAGCAACATCTGGACTATATAAAGTAGTCATAACATCATTCATTGTCACCAAAAATCCTTCCGGTTCGGTGAAATAAAAATGCCTTTTATTGTCAACCGTAATTCCGCCATATGCGGTTCCATATGGTGGAATCATTGCCGTGACCATTCCTTTGATACCGTCACATAATTCATTTGCCTTAAAGGTGCTTTCAAATTGAACATAATCTCCTACTTGTGGAGAGAAAATAAAATGATGAATCGCATTCCTTCCTTGTGATGCAAACGCATTTAATCCATATTGGATTTTACTAGAAATATCATTGGTTATTGGAATGAAACGATCAAAAATCTTTTTAGTAGAGCCCTCATTATGTGTTACGGTTGCTGGAGATATTGGTCGATTGAGCGATAACGTCAATTCAAAAACGCTAAAGGCTTTTTGTTCTAGAATGCTTAAAAAATCATCTGATGCACCTTCATTTTTAATCCACAATTGTTGCATATATGGATCATATTTCATGATCTTTCGAACCGTATCATTCCATCGATTATACACATAATGAGAACCGGTAAAAATAATGGAATTATCCCTATCAACAATTGATGTGGATACTTCAATTTTTTCAGAGATAATATCTACCGTTACGCTTTCTGAGTCTACGGAAAAATCCATTGAATCAGCCGTCACTGGTTTGTCATAAGTCGTATAATGATCTGCAGGATCATCTGCCATTTGTATCACGGAATAAGCATCATATTCCTGTGTCAAATACCGTTCCATTTGGTATTGCGACTTAGGCCATGTCACATGACCATATTTCAGATGATCATTAATGATGAAAAATGTCCAATAGTAATCCGGATCACCATACAGTTTTTCAGATACGATATCAGGACGATCGCCATTCTGAATCTGATAATTTATGTACGAAATACTCGGATCAAGCTTGATCTGTGGAGACGTGACATTTCGAAAAAGATCTGTTATTCGATTCAGAGTGCCAGTCTTCTGCAAATCATATTCGGCCAATGGAAATTGTCTAAAGAATGACATATCTTAAAATTTAACCAGGGAATTGTCCTGAACTGTTATTTGGCGCATTTACATTACCATTTCTACCAGATTCAACCGTTGCGGATGGTACCATCGATGGGACTTGAATTCCTTTTGGAATACTCGATGTGGCCATACCAGTTTTAGGATCAATACCTCGATCAGATATATTGGCTGATAGTAAGTCAATATCTTTACGAGTAAGCGTTCTGGTTTCTTTGAATGACAGTGAAAATGCCGTAGAAAATGGAGAACCATCATATCTAAATACGCTGGTTTCATTATTAAATGAACAATCAAAGGTTTCAAGATAACAGGCAAATATTTTAGGTAAAAATGGATTTTCCCTATCACCCAACAAAAATTTAATCTGCCAAAGAGGCGGATAATCTAAGACCACGTTAGGAGCATCGTCCGAAGAACCCGCATATGTGTATCGACGAAATGTTCGTTGCATCGTATCAATAGTACGAGTATCTTCTTCAGAGCGGGCAATAAGCTTAAAGCTAAATGAAAATGTGCGCAATTTATTACCAGTAAAAGTAGTATTTTGATTTGGCGCTTTGATCTTTTTCTGAGCAAACATTGCCATTTCTTCCGTGACTCCAGCCGAAGCCAAAAGTGATTTGGCCGCGGCGGCTTTGATTCGAGGTTTGATAGAACTAACCTGCTGCTTCAAAGTATTTCCTAAACCCTGGACAACTCCTCCAATATCGCCTTCCATCGCACCACTCAGAGCTTCCAATCCACCACCTCCGGCAATGTCACCGAGAAACAATTCTGAATATGTGCCTCCATCAGAAAAATTCACTCCAGCAGGCATAGGAAGATATATTGAAGTAAAAGAATTTCCGCCTACTTTATCCTCCATGACGGTGAATTCAATCTGAGGATATGATTGATCTCCACTCAGTGATCTTAGATCAGATGGAAAGACAATAGGTGTAGCCATATAAATAACGTTTGAAACTATTTATATGGCTTATTCAGGCCGATACACAATACAAAATACGGCCAAATATAATGGTGATCCGACAAAAGTCTTCTTTCGCTCTTTATGGGAACGACAGGTTTTTCGCTGGATTGATTCCAATTCAGATGTAAAAATCTGGTCTTCTGAAGAGGTTGTCATTCCTTATATCTGCAAAACCGATGGTAGGATTCATAGATATTTTGTAGATCTTAAGATTTCAATGAGCAATGGAAAGACCTATTTGATAGAGATTAAGCCTAAAAGTCAGACAATTCCACCATTACAGCCTAAAAGAAAGACACAGAAGTATATCACGGAAGTCATGACTTATGCCAAAAATCTTTCTAAATGGGAAGCGGCCAGTCAATATGCAAAATCTCAAGGATACGAATTTCAAGTGTGGACAGAGGAAACCTTAAAGAATCTTGGAATACGGATATTGACATCATAAATAAGTATTATGCCAGAAACCGGTTCAATAGAAAATCTAAAATCAGTTATTGCCAAGCGTAAAGGCATTTCCAAACCTAACAAGTTTGATGTGGAATTCATGCCTCCTGGAGAATTGAATTCAAACAATCAGGATCTTTCTATTCTTTGTGAATCGGTCAGTATGCCAAGTCGGCAGATTTCAACCATTGATTTTTCCACATATCGTCATTCATATAAGATTCCGAATGGATATTCGAATGTCGATGTGACATGTGTTTTTCTAATGACAGGTGATTTCTTTCCAAAGAATCTGTTTGATCGTTGGACGAGTTTGATTGTTGATCCAGTGACATATCGAATCAGATATGTCAAAGACTATTCGACAAATATCAACATCTATCAATTGGATAATAACATGGAACGAATATATGGTATTCAATTGCAACAGGCTTTTCCAACACAAATACAGGCATTAGAATACGGTCAAGGTTCAAATGATACGGCTCAAAAGTTGTCCGTTACATTCTCGTATTACGACATATTGAATTTGGATGTTCAGAAGAAATAGTTAACACATATACATATTATTAAAGTTTATTATGCTACCAACAATCGAAACACCTAAGTATACCGTAACCATTCCGTCAACCAAAAAGACCGTCGAAATTCGGCCATATCGTGTCAAAGAGGAGAAGATCCTCATGATTGCGATTGAATCTGCGGATGAAAAACAGATAATGATGGCCGTAAAGGATATCATTCGAGGATGCACCTTTGATAAGGTAAATCCAGATGAATTGACCACTACGGATCTGGAATATCTTTTTCTTAAACTTCGAGCCAAATCGGTCGGCGAAAATGTTGCCATAACACTCAAATGCCAAGAAAAGGATTGCATTGGTCAAATAGAAATGGACATCGATCTGGATTCCATTGAGCCTGTTTCGACCGGTAATGGTTTTACTTCCAATAAGATTGAATTGAGTAATACCATTGGAATGACTCTGCGTCCTATCACGGTTCGCACATTAGGTAAGTTGAATGCCAATACTAAAGACGATGACAAAGGGCAGCGAATCACCAATGCAATCATTGCCACAATTGATACAATCTATGACGACAAGGGTGTGTATCGTGCGGAGGACTATTCCATCTCAGATATGACCAAATTCGTGGATTCCCTTTCCGCGGCTCATGTCAAGCAGATTCAGAGCTATATTGAGACTCAACCACAATTATCCAAAGTAGTCAATTATACCTGTCCTAAGTGTAAGAAGAAGCATAGTCTGACTCTTAAAGGCCTGCAAAGTTTTTTCGTCTAGGCCTCTCACACGATACGCTGAGTAATCACTATATCACAAATTTTGAAATGGCTCAGCGGCATGGATATAGTCTGACCGAACTAAATGACATGTTGCCGTGGGAGAGGGATATCTATGTATCCTTGCTGATCGACCATGTCAAAAAGGAGAATGAAAGGCATAAACAAGATATCGATGCTATAAATAGAAAATAGAATTTATGCCAGGCGATATTAAAGAAAACATTAAAGCCATAATAGATGCTTTAAACGAAACAGGAGATAAGCTTAAAGAATTACCTGGCGCAAAGCAATTCAGCGATATTGCTCATGGATTAAGTCAATTTTCAAAGATTGATTGGAACATATTTGGCAAAGGCGCGGCTGAGGGTCTTAAAAATTTCGCCGATTCAATCAAAGATGATCCATTCAAGAATATATTAACATCCTTTAAGGGTCTTGGTGCTTCTGGTAAAGATATACAAGCTTTAGGTGTCCTTGGTTCATCACTCAATAGATTTGCGGATATTGATTGGAATGCCATATCCTTTGGCTTTAATGAATTGAGTCATATTAGTCAAACAATCAAATCTGCCATTCCAGGCCTTAAAGCATTTACTAAAGCCGTTAAAGACTTAGATGAGCATTCAGACAACTTTAATGCTTTTAATGTTCTATCAGAATCTCTAAAGACATTTAGCGAGATTAGTTGGGCGCGTGTGACATTGGGATTTACCATGATGTCCGTATTGCCTTGGCTTATTAAAAAATCAGCCAAGGGATTTGATGAAGTCGGCAAGGCTTTGAATGGTTTGCAAAGTTGCGCCAAGGGATTTGAAGCTTTTAATACGCTGTCTATGGCTTTCAAAAGTTTCGGAGAGATACCATGGGGGGCTGTCACATTAGGTTTGGTGGTTCTTCGAATAATATCTCCTCTCTTTACAGGATTTGGTAAAGCGGTTCAATCACTTGGAAATACAATTGGTACCAAAACTGCTCAAAATACAATTGAATCATTTCACAAATTCGTTTCAGCATTAGTCGAATTTAGCAATGTAAAATGGGGAAGCATCATCTTTGGTGTCTTCATGATGAAAATATTTGGTGGCGCCTTTAAGACAATGTCAGAATTGGCCGGGCCTTTAGATAAAGGTGTCCAAGTTTTACAGAGAGCCGCATCTGGAGCAGGCCGTGCAATTGGCATGTTTGTCACGGCTATTGGTCAGGCCGCGGCAAATCCATTATTTTGGGTTGGCATAGCCGGCCTGGCCGCATTAGGATTGACTTTGATGACATTTGGCAAAGCCGCAGAATGGGCAGGCAAAGGTGTCATGTATCTGGCCAAGGGCTTCAAAATGATGGTGGAATCTGCCGTCGAAGGAGTCTCACAACTAATAAAGCTGGCCGATGAATCAGATGGTCTATTCAAAGCCGCCGCGGGGATTGCGGCGATATCTGCCGCATTGGTAGCATTCTCTTATGCTTCAGTTGCATCTGGCATTGGCGGAGCCATTGGTGGTTTGATTGGCAAAGTTACCGGTACAAGTCCAATTGATCAGATATTGAAGTTAGCCGAAGCCGGTGACAAATTGGAAAAAACAGCTAATGCTTTAGAGAGAATCAATGCGGCTATCAGAGACATGCCATCCAAATCTGGCACGGAACTATCAGTCGCCAATGAAGAAGCCGCGAGTCTCTCCTCACAACGAGGCGTTGCTACCGTGACAGCTGGTGGAAAGAATATATCAGCTCCAGTGTCTAATAAGATATCTACAACGGTTGTGAATAATCATTGGATGCCAGATCGTTCAATGGCTCTGATTCTGGCTCCGGCTATCTAATAAAAAAGCCTCGGAATTTTCATTCCGAGGCTCGTGATTTAATTGATATTCGTTAGATTAGCTCTGAGCTAACTTAGCAAAATACGAAATATCTTTACCACTTGGAGTTTCATCATCGTCAGATTCTGTCAGTGCTCCTTCATCCGTAGCTCCAACATCCGGAGTAGGCTCAGAGCGATAAGGAGTAGGCGCTGGAACGTCTTCAGCCGTGATAGGACCATTGACAGAATCAGAACCAAGCACCTCAATCAGCTTCTTCTTAAGATCCGCATAAGACTTAAAGTTCTTCGGATCAAGGAAGGGTTGGAGCGGTTGCAGCTTTTCATATAAGGCTTTAAGCTTGTCATCATTACCTTCGAAGAGTTGAGAAGCCGCTTCGAATTCAGATTTGTCGTAATTGCGATAGCCTTCAACATTACGAATCTTGAGCTTAAAGTTGGCACCGCCCCAGAAATCAAATGGATTGATAGGCTGTTCACCCGGAAACTGAGGATGCATCAAATCGTCAATCTTATCCCAGATCTTCTTACCAAACTTGAAAAGAAACGTTTTTCCTTCATTGGCCGGATTACCCGGATCGGCAATGACCAAGATATTGGACACATAATGAAGACGACGTTTCTGATTACGAGCCTGCTTACGTTCCGGCGAATTATCATCCGTACTGGTATTCCAAAGCTTGGTATTAAGTTCGGATACCGGATCTTGCTGGCCAATCGAAGTCAAGGAGTTTTCAATATACCAACGGCCGGTAGAACCTTTGAATCCATGATCCCAATAACGAATCCAAGAAACATCCTCACCTTTGGCTGGAAGAAAACGAATGACCGCGTAACCATTTCCGGCTTTATCAACCGTAGGTGACCAGAAGCGATCATCGACTTCATATGAGGTCGATGTCTTAAGTTTATCAGCCGCCGCAAGAAGTTTGCTCATGGAGGCCGTACGATTTTGTTTTAATGTTTCGAATGACATGTATGTTTATTTTGTTTGTTTGTATTGTTCGTGTAGTTGAATATTGTTCTCAACTGCAACTATATGTATACTATCACGGATTATGTGGATGTAAATACCGAAATTACGATATCGCGATATGCTGGCACATGCAAATCGCGTGATAGAATCTGAGCATATTTTTTGACACGAATTGCATGTTCATTCCACAATCCAAGCGGATCTGAGACATTTTTCATCTCATTATTCAGGAATCCTGTCAGGCATTGAATGATACTCAGAGCATGAATTGAAACCTCTGAAGCCACATAGGCCATCAATATTCTAGGAGGACGATCTGAACCTTTCATCAATTCATCGAATACATTACCATGCTTATCCCGAATTACCTTTAGCTCTTGTTCAAAGCGGTACTTCATCGATTCATGATATGCCTTTAATTCAATAAAAGGCTCTTCGTTCATATCACCAATCCACTTATTGCCGGCCAATACGTTTGCCACACAATACCATATAGCGTCATTCAAATCTGAATGCTTGCGAGACAACTTCTCGAAATGATATCGATCTTTTCGAATCTCGAAAGCCTTCTGAGTCAAACTTGCCATCTTAAAGCGGTACTTGACCGCATCAAGTTTGTCTTCGAAATGAAGACGAATGGACGTGGCAATATGCCATGCCTGAAGAGGCGCTATCTTCTCAGCGATTGTCACGATTGTCTTGTTTCCTCAGACGAGCCAATTCTTTCTTCATAGCCCCTTGAGATGCCTTTTTAGCTTCTTGACGAACGTATGGAATGATTCGACCGTTCTCATCAGTTTGATTTCGATGAATACGAATGGCTCTGGATAAGATAGGGCGAGGATTATTGTTGATCTTGATGTTATACTTTTTAGTCAGTTCAAGCATTTGAACCTTGTCTTTTTCGGTAGGCTGAACACCAGTATTGATGTATTTCTCGACATAAGATTGAATCAGAGCTCTATCGGCTGGATCCATGTCGGAGTTTGCGTATGTTTGATTATTCATATTATAGTGTAGCGGTTGTTAAACGTTTTTTGCCATAGACCGTATTGAGTTGAATTGATTGATTTTCGATTTTCGACTTGAGTGGAGAAGTGATTATCATGTCTTTAAGATCAACAGGATCGAGGCCTAGTTCATCGCAGATGTGAATAATGGCTTCAGAATAGCGCATATTTTCCTTTCTAACAAGGAGCTCAACGCGTTCGGCCAACGTACGCTTATTCAAAATTGGAATATCACGAAGTGTTCTAGATGTCATAATCATATTACCAAGCAACACTCTTTATGGAATTCAGACGGAAAGATCTCCATGCGTTCTTATCAAGATCATATACACATAACACATTGGGATTACGAGGCTGAATTTGCTCCATTAAATCTCTCTGTTTTAGGGCTGGATATGCGCCATCTTTGAGTGTGCAATTCATTTGTCGAAGAGTACCATCAGTCTTTTCGAAGACAAGGCGAGTCAAGGCTGACTCTCTGAGTTTTTGAAGTAGAGCAAATCTTTCAAGCTCTGTGTCAGTATAAGTGTCCAATTTCATAATGTAGTTATAAGTTCATTCATGTTAGACGGCAATCTAACATATGTTTTCAGCTTTGTATACTTCTTTTTATGACATAATTACAAAGCTTACCTTAATGGTGTGTGAGCATATCTCTCTTTATTTCTGTTCTATCTGGTGTGTATTGGATTATCAAGGTCAGGTATATTTCCTTTATTTGCTTCTTTTTTCCTTCTGACTTTCTGCCTTCTTTATTCCTTGTTTTTGTTTTTCAGAAGCTTGCCTTGAAGAGATACTGTATTTATCTATACAGAATTAGAGGTACAAAAGAGCTCATATCGTAAAATAGTTGATAATAATTACAAAGAGAATATATCGATATGTATCATAAATAGTGTAGAGATGCATACCAATATAAGTACAATTGCTTATGAAGGAAAAGCTACGTCTATAGGAAGTACAATTACGCAAACTAGAACGGGTGTCTCTTCAGCTAATGATCATTATTCATTTCCTACACTTCCATATTTAGAAGGATTTTATCTAGATTCGAATGGCACCGGATCTCGTCTAGATATTTCTACTACTTCTTCATTGGTATCTTATAATATTACGACTTCCTCAACACGAGGCGGTTCTTCGCCCTCGTACACATATACATGGAATGTCGTCTTTACATCCGTGACATTTGCAGATAATCTTGAATCTGAGATATTAGCCGTGAAGAGACCAGACGGTTCTGATCTTAAACCTGATACGAAGCTTGTGTATACTGGTTCATTGACTTCGTATGCATCGAATACGACAAGCTATGCTATGTATTCTTTTGTACCCAGAGTGCACGATACGGTATATGCGGTCTGGAGATGGAGTACAACGTATCCTTCGACAACGACGATCACTTCACATTCTGCGTCTATACAAGTTCAGAAGGACAACTATCCGGGATGGAATACCACACCACTTAATCAATACGTTTAATCTATGCCAGCCGTAACCAGATTAGGAGACAAATGTACCGGTGATGGATGCTTACCCTCTAGACCATCAACTGGAGCAAATATTAAGGAAGTATATTGTAATAATATAAAAGTGCATTGCAAAAACGATACTTGGGAAGAACACAGGTGTGGATCTACTATTCATACAAATCGTACAACCATTGGAGGTTCTGGAACGGTTTATATTGATAATGATCCGATCGCCCGAATTGGTGATCAGATTAATTGTGGAGCATCGATCGCTCAAGGTTCTGGCAATGTCTTTGCCGGATGAGATATCTTGGGCTTCTTCTGCTTCTTATTGAAGATCGCATTCCAACGCTGATCGAATTCAGTGTACTTTATGGAAAATGGACGAGGCTTGGAACCTTTGCCATACTGTGGAGCATTTGAAGTAGTCATTGTCTATTACTTGATCTTTTTCCATTTTAGATAACCATGCACATTGATAATGACATATATTGCATTTAATGTGCACATGGCTATTTGATTTGTTAACGTAAAATGAGTCATTCCAAGAAATGAGGCACAGAATCCGACAAGCCAACCTTCACGCCTAAAATTCATGATTAAGACGGAGGATGTCAATGTCATTGCGACAATAATCCATGGAAGGATTGTATTCATTTAATCTTTATTGACACGGACATATTTGATTCGAATATTGTTTAAGCCGAATCCATTGTTCTTATGATACACTTCATTCAGTGTAAAGAAATGTTTCTCTGATATCACACGGCCGCTGTCGGCATCAATCAGAACATGTTCATACACCGGTTCATCTTTCAAAGCAGTATTCATTTTCATAGTAACCTTTATTCTCCTTTATTTTCACGTAGAAATACTTGAGTTTTGATTCCTCCATCATAACAATCCAGAAGCGTCGGATTCTCATATCGACGAATAGAAACATCGGTATTGCCCAACCATTGACGAGCTTCTTTCATAACATTTTCCGTGAGTGCTTTAGGACACCGGGAAAATTTAGTGCAACCTGCACCGGTACAAAATGTCATATCTTTATAGTGAATCATATTATGCAAAAAAGTTTTCTATGCTTGAAAAGCCTATTTCGGCATTGTCACCGAATTTATTTGATTCTAATTTTAGTTCTTTCTTTATTGCTGTTGTCTTAGTCTCAGTGATACTGTGTGACATATCATTGAACGGAACATATTTAGCATGTTCTGAATCATACCATGTATGAGTAGATTTAGAAAAGTGACGAACAATAGGCTGCCCCGTTACAATCATGGGATAATAGTCATCCACACCCTTTTTGGGTCGATTGGTCCATGTCCACGCTTCTGGATTTGGTCTATCGTTAATATCTAATGGAATTTCAAATCCCGAAGAAATTCTTAGAATGTATTCCTGATTCCATTGATTCGCTTCAATAGTGGCCGTTTTCATAATATAAAACCGATCTTACCATTCGTGACGACCAGAAGGAGAGAAAACACAATTGTTCCCACGTAGCTTTGAGCCGCACCAGACGCATCCCTTGGAACCATGTCCGTGTTCATGATATCCTTCCGGAGAGAAAATACATGGCCCATAGTTTTTCGAGCCACACCAGACACAAGCATCTGAATCAGCGGAATGCCGATGCCTCTTGGTCGGTGAAAAGACACACGAATAGCCATAGTTCGAAGCACCACAGAATGTGCAGGTAGAATTTTTCATAATGATATTTATGAAAAAATAAAGGAGAGTAGCAGCATGACACTACTACTCTCCTTCATGGATTACATTCCAGTGGAACCACCACCGGACAGCGAATTCATTGAATATTGAATCTTTCGCTGAGGACCAGACTTATTGCCTCGAGGAGAAGTCAATACGTTGATCTTATCACCATCGATCTCGACACCGTGAACCTGATCAGAATTACGATTCAAGTTTGTGCACTTAATCGTATGGCGCTGACTATATCCAGCACGCGTGACTTCAAGTTCATTAGTCTTTTCGTTATAGATTGCAGTTCCTGTTTTAGGCATAGTCATTCCTTATGATTAGCTTACAAATGTGATACCAGTGTGATTCTCAGACTTATTGATGGATTTGCAATAGGTATCCCAAGCCTTCAATGACTTTGCATGCTCGCTCAACGATTCATAGCGAGTCATAAGACCATTCCAATATGCTTCCGTGCATTTGCGTTTCTTGGCCGTGAGATCATAATGATTCACGATCGTGCGCGAAGTTTTGCTGAGCCAATGCACGGTTTTCTTGTCGTTCATTTCCTGAACGCGTGACAGAATCTTTTCGACAGGGCGATTGGAAGTCTGTGCCTTTACGGCAGTTGGAGTTGTGGTGGTTATTGCCGGCTTGACGGCCACAGGCGTGATGTTACTTTTGTTCATAATGTATTACTTCGTTTCTGTTGGTTTCTCAACCTATGATTAACATACCATAGTTATTGAAATTGTACAACACTAAATTTCAAAGTTTGTTGTAGCTATAGTATTAGTCAAGGATTATTTAATCCCGGCCAGTTTTCTTTGCCCATTCGCGGGCGATTGCCAAAATGTTTTCGCGCTCGCCTGCCACGATGCAAATCGATTTCCAATTATATTTCCCATCTAAAACCAGCAAATCCGCGACAATGTTTCGGGCAGCGTAGTGAGGCAGGATGTTAAAACCTTTTATCGTGTTTTTTGTTTTCATAACTAGAGTTTGCCTGGTGTTAGTCAAGTTCGTCAAATTGTTCGTCATCATGGCATTGGCTTTCATTGAGCACAACACTGATGCCATCCTTGATTTCATCGTGCAAACCATGACGAATGATTCGATAACTATAAAATTTTTGAGTCGTCTGCTCGCCAGTGCCGGTAAACGCATACTGATAATCAAGGAGTGAACCGGCCGGTACCATCATGCATTCGAGCGTATTTTGAACGTCCAAGTGCACGTCGCACTTAGGTGATAGGATATGCTTAGCGTAGTTCATAATCGTTATTCGATGGGAGTGAGGGTGACGCGGAAGAGCTTGGTACTGGTGATCATCTCTTTGATGATCAGGTCCTTACCGTCAAACTCGGAATCCAACCAGTGGGAGTCATGTCTGATGACGTCATTGAGGTTGCTTAGAACCTCGTCCTTGAGGCGATTGAGTTTGATCTTTGCACTGTCAACAGGCCTGTTCTCCTTGCAGACGCAGCCAGTCCGGCCTTGGATTGGAGTATCGGAATGACTATAGTGACTCATTCCACCCCCTGAAGTCCAGCCGCCACAGGTTGAACAGGCCGCGCGCGGGATGTTGACCAGGTCGTTTCCGGTCCAATGCTTGGTTTTATTCTTAATTACTTGATTCATTCTGAGATAATAATACCATAGAATCCCAGTTTGTAAATAAGAAAATGAAAGAAAATCAGCCTGATAATCAGCTACTTACACACTAAGCTAATTATTCTTATTGCTTGGAAGCGGCTTCTGATACCTTTTTGAGCTCCTTCCGCTCATTTAGGCGCTGTACGATCTCAGAGGATGTCAACCATAGGTCCTGTCCTTTAAGCGTATTCTGAATCTCTTCCTGTGATAGAAAATTGATATAGACTTCTTTGAAGAGAGTTTCAATCCATTTGGATTCGAATGTGATTTGAGAATGCATTTCTCCACCTTTGCCAAAGGCTGCTCCGGAATAATTATGAATCATCATGGCGGAATGAGCAGATACTTCAAAGGTGTCACATGCCAGAAAGATCAAAGTAGCCGCAGACATGCATGCACCTTCAATTGAGGCTACGGTTAATGCTTGGCATTCATTGATGACACGCATGAACTGAATTGCCGTGAATAGATCTCCACCGGGAGAATTGAAATGAAAGATCACTACATCATTTGGCCCGCAATTCCGAATCTGATTGAACCATTCGGCGTATTCTTCGGCTTCATCTATTTCACCTAGAATATAGTATTCCAAAATTCTTCCAGCGTTTTTTTCTGAGAAGGAAGGCTTATTGGTATTCTTTTTCATGTCGGCGATATCTGTAATATCGATGACCGTGTCATTACTAATTGGAGCCGTGATCTTTTTCATATTTAGTTATCGCCTTATGTAAACTATCTATCCAATTGTCTCTATTGTCTGTAAAGACAATAGGTTTTCTTTGACCATCGACGGCCATGATTATGACCAATTTATCTACCGGAATTCCGGTTCTTTCTTCAAACATTATGCAATATGCACATGTTTGAATGAAATAGTTATCAATCTCGGATCGCGTCTTGATTCGCTTTGAAGTTTTGAAGTCTATGACCGATAGTCTTCCATCAAATTCAGCGATCAAATCCGTCCGACCAGCAACTTTCAAATGATTCGAATATAGGGGTTTTTCTTGTAGAAAAACTTTCCCTATGTGCATATTTATTTCCGGAACGATTCCACGAAACATAGCAACAGCATCGGGCATTATCGAAGCATCAAAAACAATATTTTCATTGTTGATGTATCGTTCCATCAATGAATGGAGGGCAGAACCTCGATCACAGGCAATACGGGAAATACGATTTGATTCTTCTTCGCCTACACGTCTTTTCCAATTCTCAAGAGCATAATTCTTGCCATGTGAAAGGACCGTTGTGATAGAAGGATACGTGATTAGCTTGAGCGTATTGGTAGGAATAACGTATCGTCGTTTTCCATCAATCTCAATTGTAGAAAGATCAGCATACCCCAAGTCAATGGAAGTATGCTCGAATTCACGCTCTCGAATGAATTCTATGGTAGGACTAATCATCTGGTTTCTACGGTGGAATGACGACCGCCATATTTTTTGACGCGGTTCAGAACGTCATTCCAACCGGAACCAGCTCGCTTAAGGTCTGAAATGGCACCCTCATAATTGATTGAGGGAGCTTCGAAAATACGAATGATCTGCCCTTTCTTTTTACAGATAGGACACGGACGCTTAATTGGCTTTTCGCGATCTGAGATGGAAATGTTCTTTTCAAAAAAACCATCACATGAATCACAATGATAATTGTATGTCATACTGATATCATTTATAAACAAACCAAGATGGCACCTCACGATTGGTCCATTTCATGCTAAATTTGTCTTGCTTGGTTTGATAGAACTTACGATATGAACCAACCGGATCGTTAGCATCTATGCATTCAGGTTGGGACTTCATGGCTAACGCAAATGGTGTAAGTGGACCGTCACTAAGCTTTGCCGGAAATTGGCCTAGAAGCGTACGAAGCTTTGTATCTGTGGCATGAATCTTGCCATACCGGTGTGTATATTCGTCGCATAATGCCCGAAAGAGTTCATAATGCCACTTATAGTTTTCACGCGTATGGCGTGTCCATAGATTCGAAGGATGATTGGCATGTGTAGCCTGATATAAAGCGGAATCCATGGTCTGATCGAAATGTTTCCATACTTTGACTGAACGTACGGTGCCATTGGCCAGAGTGCGGGATTCTCTAATTTCAACACCGTCTAATATTCGATGTGCCGTCGAAAGCATCTGAGCCGCTTCGACAATCATTTTTATTACGTGTTTATCGCAATGCTGTTTGGCCGCGCTGATTGGGTCTTTGTCTAGTACGAATATATTCATAATATATGAGCGTAATTATACGCTATCAATAGCACAAAGTAAATCGCTAAATTTCAAATCAAGTCCAAAGCTTACTGCGATTCTGCACTATCCATGTCAAATGCTGAGTCTCAATCTTTTCAAATTGAGCTTTCAATTTTTTTGTCTTAGCATACAATTCTTTACTCGAAGCCACGTCATACTCATTCGAATTGAACATAGCTTCAATGCCATCGATGTCAATTGAAGGATAACTATCCTCAATGTCTTTCTGAAAGGCAAACCGTTCGAACTTGGCCCAATTATAGATCTTTTCAATTTTGCCTTTGTCTTTTTTATCCCATTCGAATAGTTCTAAAGCCCTTTCATTTTCAACGAAATCGATGATTGCCGCATATAGAAATTCTGGTATCAAATCCTTCTTGTCAGTCCAATGATTAGGAATGATCTTACTGGCCCATTTATTTTTAGGAAAAAGCCAGTCATGAATATCATAATAATAATCACGGACTTTATATGGAAGAGCATACCACAATCTATCAGATAGATCTTTTCTATAATGCTTCAAATTGTCTAAAACCGTTTGATTGGAGTCTTGATTTTTCATTGTTTTACTGGAATAAAAGTGTCTAGAAATTCTTCTATTGAACTGAACCAGATAAACGAATCTGGCTGATTTGTATTGATTCGAATCACCGTAGAAGCGACCACTCCTTCATAGTCTGAATCTAATATGACTTTATAGATTTCACGCTTCAGTGACGAATCTTTAGGTACCCAGAGTGAACCAAATTTGATGGTCTCATTCATTACACGATATTGGGAATAGCTTCACGAACAAGATCAATTGTTATAGAAGGCCATTTATGAATCAGTTTGCGATCTTTGGCAAGCATGAAGACTTCTGCCTCACGCTCATTGACGGATTCAAGTATTCCAATGAATTTTTTAAGTTTCTGCGATTGTGATAATGGACTGGATTTGATCAGATCTCGAAAATAAGGAATGACATTTCGTGTCCGCATAGCAGACATATCAGGATCGCCGTTATCCTTTTCAAAATCAATTGGCCAACTTGGAAGATCAAGTTGAACATCAGGATGATAGTTAATTTGAAGAATAGCTTCAAGTTCCAAACATCGCATATAGCGAAGCGCCTCAATCTTATCATTGCGCGTAGGCGCCTTTTCAATGATGTCAAGCATCTCGAATATCAAAGTCGGCTTTTGTCTAAGTGGATTCATATTTAATATCTATACACCAATAGGCATAAAATCCGAAATCAGCGATGTCAAAGCCGAGCATCGTTTTTGCATAAAGTATGGAAGAATCTTCGACGATTCATTTTGATTGTGCATACCATGGGCTTTCTGAATCTCATTCTTTATCTGGGCTGGTATGCATGAAAGATCAATCAATTCCCGATTGCGATTGAAATTGGATTTTAAGACCGTGTCATCATCGTATTCGAGCAATTCATTCCATCGTTCCAGCCATTCATTGACTTGCTTAGTACGCAATGGTGTCTGTCGAGCACCTTCTTTTACAAAGGATTCATTGTGTGAAAGCACATTAGGCACACCATCACCTGAATCACCTCGAAGAATCTTCTCGCGTAAATGACGTATTGGGTCTTCATGTGTTATGAGTTGCTTGGTCCGAGGAGAAAATTGCTTCACATTCGAGTACTTCTGAAGTTGAATGAAGTCATGATCTGCCGAGATTATCATAACAGGCTCGTTCTTACCAAACTCCTGTGTCATCTCGGCCAATGTGGCAATGACATCATCCGCCTCCGCACCTTGAATATGAATGACCTCAAATGAGAGGTTCTCACGGACCTCTTCACGCACCAGATTCAAGATACGAAAGACTTCATTCCAGTCCATCGAGGATTCCTCACGTCCCTTGGCCCGTGAAGCTTTATATTCCGGAAAGATCTTCTTACGCCAGACAGAACCACCATCACAGCATAGAATCATACGCCCATAGTCATTACGAAACTTGACATTATACATTCTGAGCGTATTCAGAATCATGTGCCGAATCAGACCTTCATCGAGTGGCTTCTTAGAGAAAGCTAGTCCTTGATGAATCGCTGATATAGCTATACCGGAATAGTCTACAAGTATCATAATATAAGTACCAAACTATCACACCTTGATGATTCCATCCTTCACGGCTTGCACGGCAGAATCTAAATTCCAATTATAGTTGAAGATTCCAATATGAGCAACCTGTTTAGAGAGATCATGATCGCACCAGATATCAAAACCGTTCTTGCGAGCCTTGTCACAAAAATAATAGTCCTCGCCGATTTCAACCTGATGATTGTTTGAATATTCGAAAATGTAATGAGGAGCTGGTACCTTCTCATACACAGAGCGATGAACCATCATCATGCCTTGCGGCAAACAATCGACTTTCTCGAGAGGAGGAGAATCTTCTGTGGTTTTGAATTCAGTCGTAGAACCCGGTTGCCCATTCATGGCCGTGAAATGAGGATTTGGAAAATACCTTTTTCGATAATTGGCTCCGACAATAGGCACTCCGCGATTCAAAAGCTTTATGCCGGCATCTGGAGGAAATGCCATGTCCGAATCAATCCACCATGCAAAATCGCAATTTGACCTTAGAAAATGGCCTACAAGATTTCGCCGGGCAATTGTAATGACCGATGAAGTCTCAAAGGTCGATGCCACTCCAATGCCATTGGCTACGAGTGTCGATGAAGCCATGGCCAGATAGTAAGCAAACTGTGAATGAACCTGATCTCCAGATGGAACCAGAGTCATGACCGAAATAGGTTTACGAGGTTGTTGTGGCAGCGGATTTCCAAATGCGTGTGTTGGCATAATTTATATGTGATGTGAATTATTCCTGTTCGTCATAGTCATTGTCATCATCGATGATATCATCGTATGACTTTTTATACTTAGGCTTCCGAATATATTCATCCCTTGATGGATGTGCATGACCAGATGGAGGCATTGGTTTACGAATCGAATCGTACGCTTCGCGCGTGAATGATTTTTTGTTTTTCATAAATTACATGAGTCTTAAAATTAAGCTCTGGCGAGCTTTAATTGCTTATTTCATTCTGAGAATATATTACTTCAAAGCTTTCATTTGTAAATAAAAAAACACTAGAAAATCATATTGATTATCATGGGCTTATACGAGTCTCGATTAGAGCTCTAAGATGAGCCCTGCGAACACGGCCAGAAACCCATTCATTGAAGTACTCATCGGGCTTCAGAAGGCAATGACGAGAGAAAATCTCGTATGTCTCCCAATAGGTGCACTCGGCCTTCGAAGCACAGATATGAAGGATCTCACGATCAAAGGCATTCTCTCCATGCTCCTTGATGGACTGCTGAACGTACTCGGATGATCCGGCATATTCTTTCCAGTCCGACTCCACCTTGAACTTCTTTCGTTTACCTTTGACCTGTTTGGATTTCGCGGACCAGAAAAACTTCTTTCCCAAGTACTTACGACCGGTTACTCGATTGGTCAGGCAATACACAAATCCTTGAATTGTAGATGGATCAGATCCTTCCGGAAGGACAAACTCTTTGCCTTGATATATCCATGGATTCAATGCCATGAATATATGTATACTCTATTCCTCATCAGCTATTGAAGCACAGAATGGACAGTACATAGGCCACGATTCTTCCTTATTCTCAATTTCTTCATCGAGAAGATCATGACCGCCATCATCAAAGTCCATTGGATTCCAACGGACAAAGTACGAGATCTCACAGTGAGAACAATAAAAGTCTGATTTCATGCTTCGCAGGATGCACAGGTTAATAGATTGCGAGATAGTTCCTGTGCAGGATTTGTACCTCTTTGATAATACAGTGTCTTTACTCCTTGCTCCCAAGCAAAGATGAGCAGCTGATTTACATCCTTAACCGGAGTCTTTGGATGAATCATAAGATTGATCGACTGTGCCTGATCAACATATTTTTGACGAGCCGCGGCCTGAATGATAATCTCTTTCTGAGAGATCTCACCAAATGTCTTGAATACATCTTTTTCTTGTTGAGTCAAGAATTTCAGATGCTGAACCGAACCACCCTTGGTCAGAATTGAATTCCATGTTTCACGATCATTTTTCTTATGACCTTCAAGCACACAGGCCAGAAAAGGATTCTTATATGTGAACTTACCCTTGGCCAGATCTTTGACAAAGTAATTCGAATTCAAAGGCTCAACGGATGGAGATACCTGACCAAGAATGAATGACGAAGAAGTGGTCGGAGCAATCGCCATCAGAGTCACATTCCGGCGGCCAGTACCTTTCAGCAAGGCCGGTTCTCCAAGCATAACGGCCAAAGCTTTGGTAGCCTCTTCGGCCTTCTCATGAATGCACTTATGAATCTGCACATTGAGCAACTTGGCTTCCATAGACTCGAATGGAATAAGCTTGGATTGAAGATATGAATGCCATCCAAGGACTCCGATACCAAGCGCCCGCTGATTCATAGCAAACTTACGAGGGGCTTCCATGTATGAAACTCCCTCGGTCTTATCAATAAACTCCGTCATGACCGCATCTAGGAACATGGTAAGCGTCTGAACCGCGTCCGTGCTCTTCCATTCATCATAGTGCAGCAGATTCATGGATGAAAGGTTGCATACGAATGATTCATCTGGAGAGGAGGAGAGGGCGATCTCGCTGCACAGATTAGATGCATAGATCTTCATCTCTTTGTCCTTATACACCTTGGGAGCCCCTTTGTTCACCGTATCCGAGAAAAAGATGTATGGATAGCCAGATTCAAAGCGCTTCTGAAGTACCTTGCCCCAGACTTTACGTTTATCTTTATCTCCATCAATCATGGACTTCATCCATTTGTCTGGAACCGTGACTCCAAGGGAAATATGCTGAATAGGATTGCCATCATCTCGAATCTGCAGGAATTCAAGAATATCCGCATGATCGATCGGAAGATATGCGGCAAATGAACCCCGTCTGACATTGGATTGAGAAATCACATTAGTCATGGTCTCAAAAAGCTCCATGAAATGAATTGGCCCATTGGATTCTCCACCTGTGCCAATCTTGGCTCCGCGTTTGCGAAGAGCACCAAAATAAGCCGAAGTTCCTCCGCCCATCTTGGTCATCATTCCAACCTCGGCGGTCTTGCCCAGAATGGAATCCATTGTGTCATCGATATATGAACCAAAGCACGAGATAGGCAATCCACGATTAGTGCCAAAGTTTGCCCAGATCGGAGACGATAAAGAATACCATCCCAGAGCCATGTATTTCTCGAATTTCTCGGCAAAGCCGTCGGATTTCAAGATCTTCTCGGCGGCCAATGCAATTTGATGAATACGTTGTTTGGCCGTCTGTCCATTCTCCAGATACCCTCTTTCCAAAAACAATTCAGATTCCGAATTCAGCCAATAATAAGGTTTTGCCTGCATAATTAAAATAGATCTTCTTCTCCATAAGATTTATCTGATTTGGAATATTCCACGGGCCTTGACTTGAAAAAGTCCGTGGCCGTATTTCCAAGCACATCTTCGGAAAACCAGATAGTCTTTTCTATTGCTTCTTTATCTATATCGTCAAACACTGGCTTGATGCCGATTTGAATCAGAGAATCATTCAAACGCTCTTTGATAAAAGCCTTGGCAATATCAGATGTCAAATGTTCAGATGCATAACCATTGATAGACCAATCAATAATCTTGGCTTCGGCTTCATATGCTTCAATGCATTCCGAACGAATCCGCTCCGTGAGTTCTTCATCAAAGAGTTCCGGATGCTCTTCACGAATCGTATTGATAAGCTTTATTCCACACAAAGCATGAACCAATTCCTCACGTGAGGTATATGCAACCTGCTGTGCCGTATCCTTGAGCATGTTCCTAAAACGATTGAAGTAGTTGATCGTATAGAACTGAGAGAACAGACTCACATTCTCAACATATAACGTAAAGAGAATCAGCGAATACACATATTGTTTTTGTGCATCTTTGTAATGCCGTTTCAGATACTTGCGTAGGTACTTCACACGATTCTGAATCACATCGAGCTTCAGATTCTCCTCAAAGATATGTTCCATATCAAGCACCTTGAGCAAACGTTCATAAGCATTATTATGAATGACTTCAACGTTAGCCATCACATAACCTAGATCGGTTATAGAAGGATGTGGAAGATTCTCGCCGACCTTGGCCCAGAATGTCTTGACGGCAACCTCAATCTGTGCAATCGCGGATAATGATCGTGTGATCATTTCTCGTTCTTGTGGATTTAGATTTACCTTGAAATCTTGAATATCCGATTGAAAGTTAAATTCTTTGTCCGTCCAAAACCCATTATGCATGGCGTCAATGAATTCTTTGGTCCATGGATAACGATCTGGTTTGCGAGAGATTTGTTCTTCGAAGATAGACATAATAGTTTTGTACTATCACCATTTATACTATAAGAAGTTTCAGGAGTAAACAAAAAAAATGCACAGACGTTAATCTGTGCATTTTGAGAAAGGATTTGCGCTAAATATCGATTAAACTTTGACTTCAGGGACCTTGGCTTCTTTGCCAAGTTCATATAGCTTAACAATGCACTTGGCGCCCTGCTCATGAATCAGAGTTTCAAGATCTTCTTTGGAGAGCAAAAGTACCGTGTCCTCCCCATCCTTGGAGCACTGAGCCACATACTTAGGCTTACCACCTTTCGAAGCCTTAGGAGCTTCTTCAGACTCTTCAGCTTCAGGGGCTTCAGGGGCTTCAGGAGTAGGAGCCGCATCAGCTTCAGGGGCTACAGGTGCTTCGGCTTCAGGAGCCACTGGGGCTTCAGCTTCACCGAGCATTACGCGTTTGGCGGATTCGCAAATTGATTTGAAAGTAGATGTTTTCATTTGTTCTTATTTATACGTTTTTTCTTTTTAGGATTTCTAACTTGAAAGGAAATGACCGGATCAAAGTTTTGAATAGCACCGGTACCAAGATCATGACTGCCACCAGAGATTGCACCGGTTCCTACATCTTCACGAATTGGAAATATGTCTCTAAGTGATTTCATCAGATGCTTTGCAATTTCTTAGCTATAAACATATCGGCCGTTACATCCATCATCATACCATCTGGCAAATACGACAAGAATATCAAAAATGATTTCAATGCCGGCCAAAGTTCTTTTTCCATTTTTAACATTAGCATTCTATTTGCGATCTGTATTGGAAACACATTATACAGAACAATCAAATGATTTAACACTAATCGCTCTTTGATTTCACCGGTCTCTTGATACTTTTTTAAGAGACGCTTAATATACTTGAATCTGGCAATGTCTTCATCAAATTCTTGAATTGATAGACAATGCGGATTATCATAATTCCGTATAGCAAAGTCCCTAAAATTGGTATCATTCAGTTTATCAAATACTCTCATCATAACAAAAGGTATTTATTACCTTTAATACATGAAAGTAATCGATGATCCGGAACAAGCACCTGCTGATGTAAGTGTATCGGAAGGATCTTTGAAAATATAAGTCGGTTCAGTTGGAATGACCGTGCATGATCCGATGATTACATTACCGACAGTCTTACGAGTTACGATAGTACCAGCCGAGAGTGTAGTGACACATCGGACAAGCAAAGCACTGGACACATCCGTTGCGGATGTCAATGAAACCTCAGGGGCTAAAAGATTGATTGCGCGCATATTTGTTATTTATCTCAATACATGAAAGTGATAGGTGTGGCATACATATCTGCTAATCCGGCGCCGACACCATAGATCTTATCACTCGGATCTTTGAAAAGATACACTGGAGTATTCAGATGATCGATCGTGAATGAACCTAGTTCGGTACCCGCCGCGTTGATGCGATATATCTTCGCCGAATCTCTATTGGCCGTATCTACATGGATTATGCGAAGTAGGATCGCATTCTGCACACTCGTCGCAGTTGCAGAGCTAGTATTAGCTACCAGATTCTCTTCCGTGCCGATGACATTGATAGCTCGCATGATATTATCTATTCTCCAGCTTTATAGAGATATCTGCCTTGTCCGACATCCAGAAACACATCGACATTGTTCTCGATGCCCAGATCCTTAAGATATGCCAGCTGACGATGAGACAACTTGGCATTGGTGTCCATATCAACAAAGGTACGATTGGGTTCATGGACCAGACGCGCATAACCGCGCTTGCCGAGGATCTCCGCAGCTTCGAGCCCTTGGCCCTTACGTTCTTCCCATTCATCACCAAGGATGTTCTCCGCGACCGGTCCGTGATCCATGCGACCAGAAACTGACGTCTCCTTGCCAGAAGGAGAGAGCCAACCGCCATAACCACGACCTTCTTTAAGATTCGATCCTTTTACACGGTCTGAGATCTGCTTCTGATGCATATCCCAGAACTGAAAGATCTCTTCGGTCTTGGCCGAATCATCCAAGCCGAGCTCATCCTTGGTCACACCATTGGCAAGCTTTGTAAGAATATCCAGATGATTCTGCAAGTACAGTTCATCGAATTTATCAAAGGCTTCTCCTTCTGCAGAAGTCACTTCACTCAAAAGCGTCTTTTTTACGGTGGAGTAAAAGGATGGCATATTAGTAAAAATTAGATCTTCTTGGTCTGAAACGGACCATAGATGTTTTCCGGACCATCGACGAAATCGACTTCCTTAGAGACCGTCCGGACGGCTTGAACGAATCCTTTGGCGGATTGAGCATCTTTGAAGCCATGGAATGTGAAACCATCATAACCATGATCCGTGATGACCAAGAAGGGTTCAGGACCAGGACCATTGAGCGAAATTGTAGAACCAAACTTATTTTCGAGATCAGTCATGAATACCTTCTCACGGGCTTCCGTAACTGACTTGACTCGTTGATTGAGTGATTCCTTGACGTCTTCTTTTTTCTTATCATCCAGAACCGGCAGATCCAGATGTTTCTTCAACTCAGCACTATACGAAGAGATGAACTTATTGAGTTGCGTCAAAAGTTTCTTATCAATGCCTTCGGTGCCTTGACCGGTGATCAATTGAATCAGAGCCTTCTTATTATCATCCGCATATTGCTTATCGAAGCTGGACATGCATTCCTCGCCAAGCAGAGCCGCCAGAGCGGACTCCTTCAGACCCTTTGGCATAGGCTCCGAGCCCTTCTGTTTCGCCGTAGGTTCTGCGGCATTCAGCTTACCATCAGGTGCCGTGTTCTTGACTTTCTCGGCCGACTGAGCACCTGAATTCTTGGAACCAGAAGCCTTGGGAGCCTCAGCGGATTGCTTTCCAC